ACAGTAGCAGTCTTGTATGTTTCAACGTCAGTATATTGTACTTCGATTTCTTCTGCATCATCACGTCTTGGAAGTGCCACATCAATTTTCAAATTTGAATAATTCTGCGGTGAAAAAATGAAACTGTAATCAGTAGGACCGCATAAATGTGCTGCATCCAAACTGCCACCTTGTTCATAGTCAACATTAGGATGCTCTCCAATTTGAACAATCTGCAATCCGTCTGCTCTTGTAGATAATTCAGAATAACCAATGTGCAGAATGTCAGACAGCACATTCAGAAGTGTATTATCACTGTCTAAAGTGCCATTTAAGTCTAGTCCTCGAACGTTCCAAATAGCATCCATATCAACAATATTATCAATGTGCAGCAGACTAGCAAATTTGCTATGATCACAAATATATTTAACTGCCGGAGCAAGTGCGCTTGTAGGTTCTAAGGTATTAGTTTCAATGTTTGGTAACATTCTTGTAAATAGCGTAGAAATCTGATTATCAGACATTTCTGAAAGTGTTTCAGACCCACGGAACCGCATCAGTAAAACCGTTATATCATCATAGCTTTGCGGATTTGCTATCACTGATTTAAGTCCGGTCCATTTCACCACATCACTATAATGCGTTGTATCATCTGTATGCTCTTCTGTTAATCTATAGCAACGGAAATACCAATCACCAGGGGATAAATTAAATACTTCTGTTATTCCCACAGCATCCATTCCGGTCTGCTCGTATTTTGGAGGGTCATACGATACAATGCGCTTATGACCATAACTAGACATTGTAACATCTCTGTGTTGCCACTGTAACTCACCGGCTTTTTTATATTCAATTCTAACTGTTACTGAAAATCTTTCTATACTACCGTTGTCATTTCTGCGGTAAATACCACCAGGTGCATATAAATCCACTTCAACTTCTGATACATCTACCCCTATCGGTGCGGCTCTGTATGGACCTGTTGCGGTGCTGTCATTTGTGGCAATACCTTTGGTAATATTCTGTAAAATAATCTGATTTGATTGAGATACACAATTAAAAAATCCATCCCAATTTGCTATTAAATTGCCATGACGGTCACATCTTGCAACTTTGATTTTTGTTAAATTAGGGCAGTAACTATTTGATGTATTGTCTAAAAATCTATCGTGCCCGGCGCAATTAAAACCGAAAGTCGTTGCAATTCTATCAGAGTCAGGATTAACTGTTGTATCCGAACTGTCACGGCGGCAAATTCCACCACCATATACGGCCATAACTCGATAATAGCCATTATCGTCTACAATGTTATTCTGTTCGCTGTAACATCTCCAATGCTCGGAAGGAGTTGCTGTTATGCGTGTTAAATTTCCATATATTACTGCTGAATAATCAATTTCAAAATCATATCCGGCTCTATCTTCGTCAAAATCAATAGCATTATGGGTATATTGATAAAAATCTTCAGCTGTCTGTTGTGCTGGACTTAAATCAGAAAAAGTACCATAAGGCCAGCCTATTTTATCTATAGGTCTAGGAGTTTGCGGAGTAGGTGAACTTCTATCTAATACGTCAAATACGATATGTGATACATAATCTGAACGGCGGAAAAATGCTTCATAATAATCTCCAACAGCACCAAGCAATGGTAATTCGTGAGTATAGGTTGATACTTTTTCACCCGATAACATACATGGTAGAATCACAAATTTATTTTCTAATTCAGGTCTATAACTGCACTTTGTAACTTTTACGCAGACTGCCGGAATTACGGTAACTGTAAACATTGACCCAGGTAAAAATCTATAATTCCACGGCTCATTATTTCGGCCATAAGTAATTGTAAAATTTGCATTGTCATAGTTATAATAATCTTCAGTACCGGAATAGCCATATCGAATAAGCATATAACTAACATCATAGCTGCTTGAACTCATAAGCAGTGATTGACCCGCATCGCCATTTATACCGCCTAACGTTGCATAAAGCCCGTGATATTCATCTTTTTTAGTTATGCTCGTACCACAGAATGAGATACTATCCCAATTCAGATCCGAAACAGCCGCACCGTGGTACGTTGTTGTATATAGTCCGTCATTTTCTGTTACGGCACTTGACCAGCTACCACGAATTGAAAAGCTAGAAGTATCGCATACAAGTTTAAATGCTGTAGGCTGTCCTAATACGTAATTGTGTGCTACAACGTCAGTCCAGAACCCGCTTGCTATTCCGAAATTATACCTGCCGCTGTTTTGTGGAGGTTGCCACGCTATAGCCGCTGAATATAGTGGAGTAAAAGCAAATTCAGCTTCATGTGCAAAAGGACATTTATACTGATGCTGTACTCTAGCCATTCCACGACTATCTAATATCTGCGGCCGATTTGATTTAATTTCTTGAAGTGCGGGAGTAACTACCCATTGATTTGATACTCCGGTTAATCTGACAATATCACCAATATCAAATTCTTTCAGTCTATCCCAATCTTCAACAAATATTGACTGATACTCTAAATGTATCATTTTATCCGGCGATTTCTCAATCGGGTGCAGAGTGTGACCGGAATTTGTGACTTCTGTTGAATTGTACCAGCATTTAGTTATTTCCGGTGCTATTGAATTTTGTGATAAATCTGTCGATGGCTCACATACTTCACACTGTACCCCTTGCAATACAGAAATAGGCGTTGCACCTACATATATACTTGATAAATCATGTTGGAAATATCCGATACCCTGACTTAAAATCAAATCTAAATAATACTCGTTATCACGATAAAATCTATGTGTATCGGCTAAATAGTCAGGAAATTTTTTAAAAAGTCCGAACTGTTCAGGAATAACATCACCGAGTTTGATTTTATTGCCTTGTGCATTAACATCATAAATTGAGCGTGATTCACCGCTTGAGTCTGTACCTGTGTTGCTGTTCAATTTATTCATCATACGCATGGTATATAGGAATGTAGCTACCATGGCAATAATCACAAAGGCGAACATTACAACAGTTCCCTCCGGTTCGAGAATAAATTTAATTTCATGATTTTTTTCTTCAGATAAAAAATATTTTTTCCATTCCGCAAAAGGTACAACCGAACCATCGACAATTACAGTGATAGATTTTTCTGTGATATGTGGAGTTTGGGCGAGTTCAGAAACTAAATCATAGATACTGATATTAGATTTAATTTCTGTAAATTCTTCCTCAATTATGAAATCTAAATCGTGTCTAGGTGCGACTATTATATGCAATTTCATAAAATTTCAAACTCCATAAACTGTAAATTCTTTTAATCGTGCCAATACTCTGTGATACAGCACCGTTCTTATTTATATGCAGAATTTTTCTGTCGATAACTATTCCACAATGCGCTAAAAAATTATTTTTTGTGTAAAAACCGCATAGGTAAATTTTATCACGATTAAGATTTTTTTCTGTGACTTCTGCATATTTTACAATTTTTTTAAAATTTTTTTCGCCTTCCGGTGCTTGTGAAATATCGGTTATACTCTGCTCCAATGGCAGATTTATTTTTAACTCATTTTTAAAAAATTCCAAGACTAAACCGTAACAGTCCACATCTGGCAGAGTTCTACCACCTTGTTTATATCGTGCCAGGAGATATTTATCTATGTTAATTTGACACATAGATTATCCCCGGTGCGTTTTCTGCCGTGTAGCGTTTCTGTGGGAACTCGGTATTTACTAAATCTGCAAAACTAGCGGTAAAGTTTGCAGCCGAACCGCTGAAATTAACTGAATTTATAACCATTTCAATTTCAAATTCTTTTTGTAGCGTTGTCGGGTGCCATTGTGCAAGTGTGACAAAGTTCAAATTTTTATGGTCATTTCTCGTAATTCTTGAAAGATACTGTAAAATCTCACGGTTCACATCTCCGATGGAGAATGTTAAATCTTGAAAAGTGTTATCGGAACGCTCCGGCAGTGCCGCACTGAAACAGCTTGCAGAATAAACTTCACCATCTAAAGTTATATCAGACTGTGACAGTGCATACCGTAAAATTTTATTTTCAACTGAATAACCTTGCTGCCACGGTTGACCGTTATGCTTAAAGCCTAGAGTTAAATTGAATGTGAGTGTGGTAATAGGGAATTTATCACCGCTTGCCCATAACGCTTTGAGTGTTTGAAGTGCCATACATTATTCCCTCACATCTAAAGTGAAACTTACTTTATACACAAAATTTGAAGTATTACGGAACTGCAAATCTTTATGTATCTCACCGTTTTTAATTCTGACAGTTCGTGTATTTACACTGTCAGAATTATCTAGTGGTAGATTCATTGTGAACCAATCTGAACCATAATTCAAACCTTTGTAGAAGTTCCAGAAGTCTACCCACTGTGAACCTGTAAGCATTAACACGCATGAAACAGAAAAATCACTTGCGTTGTATGGCATAGTTCTTTGTCTAGCACTGCCATCTGTGAAAGTAGTTCTTATCAGTGCCGGCTTATAATCTGCACTGTATGATTCTTGCAGTGGTTGCGGTAATGTATTTGGATAACTTAATATGCTCATTTAATACCCCACTCTTTTTAAACCGTATGTAGATTCTAGTACACTAGCAGTATCACCGCCGGACCTAATATTTGCCACAAATATATCAATCATCTGCTGGTCATCACGTTCAGACTGTTGCACCGTTCCGGCTTTTTCTCTATCTTCGATTAGATTAACTGTAATGGCATTTTGTCGTAACATATCCGCAGTATCTTTTCTTCCGGTAACTGTTGCCGGACCTCGTATTAATTCCGGTCCGATTTCGCCAACAAGACCAACCGCCCCACTTGGAATATATCCACCCTTATCGTATGCACCGGTATAATTAATTGATTTAATTTGTCCGACTAACGCTAAACCTTGCGCCAGAACTCCGGCCCATGCTATCAAATTCTGCGGATATGGGGCGGCCATCGCATTGGCAGCACCTTGATATATTGACAGTATGGAACTAGCCACGGCAAAACTTTTTTGTAAAGCGAACAGTGTTCGATACATTCCCGAATTTTTTTCAAAACCTTGAGCGATATTGCCAATGTAACCACCAATGGCACTGCTTGCTTGTGCATAAACTCCGGTTATTTGAGTAGCGGTCAATCTGGATTTTTCAAAATTTCCGGTTAAAACATTATCCCATGTCAGACCGTACTTTTGCAGTTTATCGGTGAAAGCGTCTAATGGTGTAGACTCTGACCAATCTCTTTCTGTTTCACGCAGTCTATCAATCTGCTCTTTTCTTTTTTCTGCTTCACGCTCATAGTGTTCACTGTACAATTCCGACAGTTTATCGAGGTGCAGTTGCGTGAGTTCTTGCTCTGTGGTCCTATACTGCTCTTGTGTAATTGCGTTCTGTTCGAGTGCTGTTTTTAAAACAGTCATTCTATCAGCGTATGTAATTTTTTCTTGCTCTATTGCGTCTAAAGCATTGAGCTTCATCCGCTGAATTTCAGCGTTTAAATTCTCATAAGCCTTTCTTGCCT